AACCAGGATGCGCTGTTCGCCCGACTCGACCTCGCCGTGCAGCACAAATGGGTCTTTCCCGACGAGGCGCGCGAGCAGGTTGGCTTGCCGCCGATGCCCGACGGCAAGGGCATGGAGTTCGAGAAGCCGCCCGCCCCAGCGCCACGACCAGGCCAGCCAGGACCAGGACCAAACGACCAAACGACCAATCCGCCCGCGGATCAGGCTGGTAAGGATCTGACCGAGCTGCTGCTCAAGGCCCCGATCGACGAGTGGCCGCAGTTTATCCAGGGCCTGATCGACCTGGCCGAGCCAGGGTTCGAGGCCGACCTCAAACGGTTTCAGGCTGAGCAGATGCGGCGTGTGCAGCGCGCGATCGTGAGTAATGGCTGATCCAGCGATCCTCGCCGCGGTGTACGACTCGAGCGCCGAGGTCAACGCCCTGACGCAGCTCTACATTCGGCGTTACGGCGGGATGCTGCGCGCGGTGCATGGGCTGCTCACCAGGGCGACGAACCGCGCCGAGGAGCCCGTTGACGACGTAGCCATGCGGCACGTGCTCTTAGAGGCCCGTGCGCGGGCCGTACGGGCTGATGCGACGACGCAGTTCGCTATTGCGGCTATGCTCGCGGAGGGCACGCGGAAGGGCCTGTCAGCCAGCGAAATCGCCTATGGCACGAAGGACTTCCCAGGCATCCAGGGGTTGTTCAGCCAGACGTGGGCGAGTCGGCCGATGACGATTGCGCGAACCGAGCTCCAGCAGGCGGCGCTGGTCACCGCCGTCGACAGGTTCCGCGCTGCCCGCGGGCTGGTGCGGGCGATGATTGCCCACGACGGCGACTACGACGCCCAGTGCCAGATGCGGAACGGCCGCGAGTACGCGCTCAACAACCCGCCGACGCTGTTGCATCCAAATTGCCGCTTAACGGTATCGCCGGTGTTCGTGACGTGAAGCCGTTGCCGCCGGTCACGGGCGAGCCAGGGTGCTCGATTTGCGTTCGGGCGGCGGAAGCCGGTCAGCCGTATTGCTACGTGTGCCTGCTGGCCTATAAGCGGAAGCACGCGGTGAAGTTGCAACGTCTAGCACGGCTCAAGGCTGGGCTATTGAAGTGAAAACGCCTGGCGTCCTGGCAATTTGCGGTGACGAAACGGGCTGCTCGATGTGGCGCGTGTGGCAGCCGTTTGCCGAGTTGACGCGCCGCGGCTACGTGGCCGACTGGGTGCATCGCGACGACAGCGAAAAGGTCTTACCACTGCTCGCTCTCGGCCGCTACGACCTGATCGTGACGCCGCGCATCGTCTGGCCCAGCGAAGGCATTGGCGACCAGTGGATCGGCGCGATTCACAAGGCAAACATTGCCTGGGCCTACGAGGTCGACGACGACGTGTACTCGCCCAGCATCGTCACGCGGCAAGCCAGCCTGTTCGAGACGGAACGCCTGAAAGGCACCAAACAACTCGACTGGGAACGCCGCGAGCGGATCAGGCTGCTCGAACAGGCCGATGGCGTCACCGTCACGACGCGACGGCTGGCGACGATCATCGAGGCCCACGCCGCGAACGCGAATGTCAAGGTGGTGCCGAACAGCATTGATGCGCGGTGGTTTCGCGAGACGCTGCGCGGCTGCACGCGGGTGGTGCCGCCGCTGTGCATTGGCTGGGCAGGTGGGACGCGCGCCGACGACGATCTGCTCCCGCTGGCTGAGGCGTGGGCCGAGGTCGCGCGGCGCTATCCCGCGGTCAATTTCAGCGTCCAGGGCCACATCCCGCAAGTGCTGTACGACGCCATCCCCGCCGAGCGGCGCTACACCCTACCGTGGCTGCCGCTCGACGAGTATCCGCGGGCGCTGCTGAACGTCGATATCGGCTGTTGCATCGTCGCGCCGACGCTGTTCAACACCAGTAAGAGCTGTATCAAGTGGTACGAGATGACCCTCGCCGGCGCGGCGTGTGTGGTCAGCGACACGCTGTACGGCCAGGAAGTAACGCCCGGCGTGGACGGCCTGGTCGCCTCGACGACTGAGGATTGGATCGCGCAGTTGAGCGCGTTGGTCGAGTCCGCGGAGCTGCGCCGCCAAATCAACCGCCAGGCGCGCTACACGGTGATGACGCAGCATTCGCTCGAGGCGAACTGGCAGCGGTGGCCGACGGCCTGGGCCGAGCTGCTCAATACGTTCTGGTCGCAGCCGCGGCTGGTGCTCGCGTCGTGAAGAAGATCGTGAAGGCGCCGCGCTGCATCGGGTGTGTGCAGCCGTACTCAGCGAATGCACAGAGACTCTATCGGTGCGGCGCTCCGGCAAGGTTCGCTCTGACGCTGGACGTGAGTTTGGATGTCTGCGGCAACCATTTCCGATTTGCCCAAAGACATGGTGCAGCGCGCAGCTTGTTGTTGTGGCGAACGTGGCTTGAAAGCGCGATGGTCGGATAGCCGTGGTGCTCGCGTCGTGACGCAGCCGACGCTGCCGAATCCGAACGTCGGGATCAAGACGGGTAAGCCATCGCAGCCGACGATCTGGGCCTGGCTGCGGCGGGTGTTTGGCCGATGAGTCTGCCGCAGTACCTGTGCCCCGTGTGCGGCAAGCTCGTGCTGGCAACGGACGCCAAGGGCGGTACGGCGCAGGGCAAGTGTCCCGTGTGCAAAAAGGTTCGCACGTTCCCGCTGCCGCCGCCCGCGGTGTATATTGCGCGCAAGACGTAGTCGTTACGGGCCACTGAGCCCCGTTTGTTCCGAAAGGCCACTGAGCCTGGGAACGGTCGGGGAGCACGCGCCCAGTGGACTACACCGCGGTCCCGCTAGAACTCGTCGAGCTAAAGGCGGGCTCGGACGGCTGGCAGTTCAGCGCCTACGCTTCCACCTTCGGCAATACCGACCATGTCGGTGATGTCATCCTCGCCGGAGCGTTCGATCGCACCCTAACCACGCGCGAGCATCGGCCGCTGTTGTGGCAGCACGACATGCGCGAGCCGATCGGGATCGAGAAGTCGCTGAAAAGCGACCACCACGGCCTGCTCGGGACATGGGAGCTGATCGACACCCAGCGCGGCAGCGACGCCTACAAACTCCTCAAGCGCGGGGCGGTGCGGTCGATGAGCATCGGCTATATCCCCGAGGTCGTCGAGTTTCGCGAGAACTCGGACGCGCGCCACATCAAACAAATCGAGCTGTTGGAAAACTCCCTCGTCTCGATCCCCGCGAACGATCAGGCGCTGGTGCAGTCGGTGAAAACCACCGTCTTGAACACCAGCGTCAGTTTCGAGGCCCTGGTCGCCCAGATCAAGGGCCACATTCTGTACGGGTTAGACGAGGCGGAAGCCCTGTATGCCCGCCGTGCCGCGGAAGGTCGCAAACCCTCCGAGGCGCACATTGGCGCCGTTGAGTCGATGCGCGACGAGCTGAAAGGCGCGCTCGCCCGACTCGAGGCGATGACGACCGCCCCAGACCCCGCGGTGAAAGCCCCGGACGAGCTGGCGCTGCGGCTTGAACTCGCCCGGCTCAGGCTTCGGCACGCCGGCTTAGGGGTCTAACACCATGTCGATGACGCTCGACGAGGTCAAAACGGAAACCGGCAAGCTGATCGAAGCGGCCGATGCCATCACCACGCGATTCCAGGGCAAGGACATGCCCAATGAGGACCGCGCGGAACTCAAGCGATTGCTCGGGGAAATCTCGGCCGCCGAGGCGCGTGGGCTTGACCTGAAAGAGGTCGAGGCCCTGCACGACGAGCTCACTGCCTCGCGCGAGCGACACCAGGCGCTGGTCAAGGCGCGGCGACCGGTCTACGGCGACGACGACGAGGCGCCCGCGGGCCGCCGATTCAGCCCTGGTCGGCAGTTCGTCGAGGACCGTGGCTACCGCCAGCTCAAGCACGACGGGACGTTCAACAGTGCGCTCAGTCGGGTCGAGTTCGCGGTCAACATGGCCGAAGGCACCAGTCTTATCAACTGGGCGACGAACCAGAAAGCGCTACTCCGCGCTGGCTCGAGCACCAGCGGCGGTGGCTTTGTCCTGGAAGATCACCAGCCCGGCTATTTGGACATTCTCCAGCGCGAGATCAACGTTCTCGACCTGTTGCCACGATCCCCCACCACTAGCGACACGATCGAGTACGTCCGCGAGGATACGTTCACCAATAGCGCGGCGTTTGTGGCTGAGGCGACGGGCTTCACCGCAACAACACTCGGCGGCACGGGCGTCAAGCCTGAAAGCGCGCTGGCGTACAGCACCCAGACAAGCCCAGTGAAGACGATGGCGCACTGGGTGCCAGTGACGAACCGCATGCTGGCCGATGCGCCGGCCATTCGCGGGATCATCGACGGTCGGCTGCTGCTCGGCCTGACACTGGTCCTTGAAACGCAGGTGGTTTCAGGCGATGGCAGCGGCGAGAACCTGACCGGCATCCTCAATACGGCGGGCATTGGCGCGGTATCCAAGGGCAGCGATTCCATTGCGGATGCGCTGTTCAAGGGGCGCACGTACATCAGGAACACCGGTCACGGCCGGCCGAGCGCGTATCTCGTCAATCCGACCGATTGGCAGACGGTGCGCCTGTCGCGCGAGTCCGCGGCGACGGCGACGCCAGGGACCTATCTGTTCGGGCCACCCTCGCAGGCCGGCGCGACCACGCTGTGGGGCATGCCGGTGGTCGAGTCGGAGGCGGTGCCGGCAGGCAAGGCGATCATTGCCGACTGGTCGCAGGCCATGACCATGTTCGATCGCGAACAGGGCAACGTCCGCGTCGGGACGATCGGCGATCAATTTATCCGCAACATCCAGACGATTCTGGCCGAGCTGCGGGTCGCCTTCGTCGTGTGGCGGCCTACGTGTGTGGCCCAGATTACCGGGCTGTAGTCGCGGGGATTACAGGTCGGAGTTGTAGCGATGCGGTGGTGGCAGAGGTTCGCGCTCGCGCCTCTGCGCCGCCGCATCGTTCCGCGCTGGATTGTTCGGGATAAGACGCTGCGCGCCGGTCGTGACTACGCCGCCCCGCAGCCGAGGTACGAAACCAAATGAGCCCCTGGTTATCCGTCGTCGTCCCAACCATCGGCCGCGCCACGCTGCACCAGACGCTCGACTCTATCGACGCCCAGGCATCGGCGGCCGAGGTCGAGGTGCTAGTGGTGGCTGATACACACGGTGGCCTCACCGGCGGGCTGCTCGAAGTCCAGGCGCGCATCGACCGCGAACGCGACCACGACCGCTATGTGTGGCTCGAGGTCGATGGCGGGCAACACTGCTGGGGGCAGCCGCAGCGCACCGCGGGCGCGCGGCTCGCCAGTGCGGAGTGGGTCTGGTTCAGCCAGGACGACAACATCGCCGCGGCGGGCGCCTTCGCCGCGATTCAGCGAGTGCTCGACCACCTCGACCGACCACGGCCGTTGTTTTTCCGCTGGCTGTCGCCGTGGCGCGAGCTGATCTGGCGCGACCAGCATCTCGTGCTCGGCAACATCGACGCCGATTGCATCGTCCTGCCGAAGCGCATCGCCGCCGAGGTCGAGTGGGGCCTGCGCTACGAAGGCGACTTTGACGCGGCCGTGGCGGCGGTGCATCTGGCCGACGGCGAGCTGGTGTGGTGCGACGCGCTGGTCAGCATCGCCCACCCTGGCATGGCGGATCGCTGGTGGGAGCAACAGGCGGCATGACGACGACGGTCGACACCATTCGCCTGAACATCGGCTGCGGCGACTATGCGCTGCCTGGCTGGGTCAACATCGACAACGCCGCGGACTCCAAAGCCGACCAGATCCTGAGTGTTCCGCCGCTGCCGTATGACAGCGCCAGCGTCACCGAGATCTACGCCGGCCACTTCCTCGAGCATCTCGATCGCCCAGTCGCTGCGGAGTTCCTCATGGAGTGCTACCGCGTCCTGGTAACGGGTGGCCGGCTCGGCATCCTCGTGCCGGACACGCGCGAGGTGATGCGGCGCTACATCAACGGCGACGAGGCGCGGATGCAATTTCCCGCGGGCAACTTTCTGGATCTGCGCGACCTCGACAATCTGTGCGCGGCGGTGCTGTTCTCGACGTTGCAGCCCAGCCGTCACCTGTGGGCGTGGGACGCCGTCACGCTCGAACGGGCGATGCGCTACGCCGGCTTTGCGATCCGTGGCGAGATCGACCGCCAGCACGACCCGCGAGTGGCCGTCGGCGCCTGGTACCAAGTGGGCGTCGAAGGGTGGAAGCCCTGATGCCGTTCGCCCAACTCCGCGACGAAAACGGCGTCACGCTGTACGACGTTGAGTACGGGCCAGGACCGTACGCCGCGAACCAGCCGCGGCCGATTCCCTATGCGCTCGTGCA